GAGTTTGATGCTCTCCTGCCCATCTTTCCACTCGAAATACGCATAAGCATACTTGTCCATTGGGACAGTCACAGTATACTCCAGCCCATCCTCCGTCTTCTTCGTGAAGAACGCGTGAGACACGGGATAGACATTACACCACTGGGCAAATGCAATTGGAATCCCAAATGACTTCCAGAACTCGTTGTCCCATTCTTTCCACTCACGGACTTTTACCTTTATCGTTGAGTTGCTGGTTATGTGTACCTTCCCTTTATACCGGTGAACAAGACACGCTCTCGGGATTGGCTCGCCTTCGTCCATCTTGATTTTCAACAGCGCCTCCGAATACGACACATTCCATAGCCTCGACATCAGACCTACGATATTCCCGGATTCACCCGTGCCAAAGTCCTTCCAGGTAATCGTTCCGTTCCACTCCTGGAAAGAGAATGACGGATACTTGTCATCATCGCGAAGCGGAGACTGAATCGTACACGGAAGCGTAGACGTTATTCCCATATAACGGGAGAGGATATCCCTGTCAGAGACAGAGACATCCTCCCGTTTAAGGGTCAGCGTCGTGTCGTTTGTCTGACTAATCATTTTCTTAAAACTTTTACTTGAGAGAAATCAAAGTCAAACTTATCACAAAACTCTTTTATAGCAGACAAATGTTTGTTGAGAGTATCTAATGCTTCTTCTCCGCGATAATAGAATCCATTATCAATATCTAAAGACACAGATGAATGAAATCTATGATGTAATTTTTTATCGAGCAGAATAACTTCATTAGTAATATTGTAATTCCAATGATGTAATTCTTGATCTGCGGAAATATTTACATTAAAATATCTTTTTGCATTACGAAGAGAAGGATATTTCTTTTGTTTTATCCTCTGGCTTTCCGTTATTCTTGTTTTATAGCCGAGTCGATAATATTTATCTCTTCCTCTTGCCCTTTCTTTCTCGATGAACGCTGGATCTTTTGATTTCTTAAGATAATTTGCCCTCATTCGAGCTTTGATACACTCTTTACACTCATGAGTATAACCATCTTTCTTTGACTTATTTACATAAAACTCAGAAAGAGGTTTTTCTTCTTTACAGTGACAACAAACCTTTGTCTTCATGATTCATCAACTAAAAGGAAGATCCCCGTCGTCCTCAACGAAGTTCCCCTCATCGTCGAACATCGACTTGGAAGAGTTATCCTCAACGGTCGTTGCGACTTCTTTCCATTCCGTTACTGGTGTGGCGCTGAACGAGACATTCCCATTGGAGAAGTTCTCGAAATACTCATCGATACGCTTGCGTGCGACATTGTATTCGCCGGTATTCTCATCGAGCTTGATATTCGGACTGAAATAGGAAATCTTCGAAGTGCCGTCGCACATATCGAGGAACGTCTGATAAGTCTTGTTCTCATCATTCGTCCTGACGCCGAGAACAACCTTCATCTGGTTGTTCGGACGAAGATTGATGATACTCTGAATCTCCTTCACATCGCCAGTGCAGATAGCATTCCACTCGTCGATGGTGATACGCCCCGGGGATTTCGTGGCAACATACTCCTTCTTGTCGTGGTCATACATCTTCAACGGGGTGATGTTCATCAGCTTATAAAGGAAAGCGATGAGCTTATCTTGCCCAGGATGACACGGCTTATAATCCTCGGAGATATTCGCAGCACCATTGGTGTATTGCGGAATCTTGTGAGCCTTAAACTCGTCTTTCGTGGCCCACGCGGTGCGACCATAGGAATCAATGATACGGATTTTCCCGGAGGTCTTGCCGATAGTATAAGACGAACGGCACCAGAAATCAATTGCCACAACCGGCTTCTCTTTTAGGTCATGAATCTGACAAAGGAAACGGACTCTTCCAACGGGTTTACCCTCGTCGTCCATAGATGAATAATGAGGCTCTTCAGCACCTTCCTGCACTTTCCACCCGAAAGAACGAAGTTTATCGTTATTCGGATTCACTGCAAGAACGCTGATGGTGGCAACGCCGATATATTTCTTGATATCGGAAACGCCGCCGGAAACGTTACTTGAATTAAAATTCTCAATCATATTTATAAAAGTTTAAGAGTTGTTTTTCTTCGGAATCTGAAGATTGGGATTTTCAAACGGAGGCATAATCATCTCGTGAAATTCAATGTCCGCACCTTTCATGCGCTGTTCCCAGTTGTCATCCGATTCTTCTCCGTCTCCAGAAAGGACTATAAGAACATCCGGATGATTATAGGCAAGATTGTGGAGTACATTGTCAAGACCATACAGCTTGGCGTATACAGCACCCACTTCAAGCAATTCTTTTATTTCTGGATCCTGTTGGCCTGTTTTCTTATCTCGATACTCGTCAATCAACGCCTCTTTGAAGCGATAGATGTCATCCGGGTCTCCATAGAGATCCAATGAATATGCAGTGTAGTATCCCATATTACTTCCAATCATCAGGGAAATCAGGCCAATCCTCGTCAACATCGATGCTGCCTGACTTCGCGTCATCATTAGAATCTTCTGATTCCGTTTCTTCGGTCGTCTCTTCCTCTACATCATCATCCTTCTCATCCTCGTCAGGCCAGATATCTTCATACTCATTTTCCTTTTTCTCCTCAACCTCTGCCTCTTCCTCATTCTCTTCTTCCGCCTCCGCCTCTACGTCCTCTTCTTCCGGCTCGTTGTTCTCGGGATAAATAGTATCGACAACCTGCTCGGGCTCGACCTTCTCCTCTACAACAGGAGCAGGCGTTTCCTCGACAACGACTTCGGCTTCCGGTTCAGATACCGTCTCTGGCTCTGCGGCTTCCACCACCTCTTCCGTAGTAGTCTCGCCAAAGACTTCTTTGACATCATCCTCGGAGAATGCACTGAACATCTTCTCCCAGGATTTAAGGGAAGCCTTATACTGGGAAATCTTCTCCTTGAACTCCTTCTTCTCCTCCTCAGCGAGCTTCCGATACTTCTCATCGACGTACTTCAATCCGGTGCTGACCTCCTCGATACTCTTTTTGTAAGAGTCGATCATTTCTTTTACAGTACGGATTTCGACTTGTTTAAGCTTATCAATCATTTTGGTTCTAATAATTAAATGTTGCGTTTATAATTTATAACGTTTGATGTAATCCTCTGGTATATTGGATGTTAAGGTGTACAAAAAGCTGTCGTCCTTCGAATCGGCAAATACAGGCACATAAACGATAGGATCTTTACTCCTAAACACTCTTCCAAGCTCCTGAACGGTGATACGGGAAGTCCCGCCGAGCTGACCGATTACGCCGCAGTGAATATCATTGAGATTCTGCCCCTCGATGAGCTTCCCTACGACGTAAATCGAATCAATCTCGTGGTTGTTGAACTTCTCCAGAACTTTCGCAGAAGTCTTCGTCTTTGAAGTATAGGCGTTCTCGCCTCCAAGCTCATTCGCCTGAGCGATAGAGACACAGAAGCAGATAAACCGCTTGCCTTGCTTGACAAGCATTTCACAGACTTTCTTCATCGCCTCTGTCTTCAATTCTCCGAGAAAACGCTTGCGCTTAGATCCAACCTGAAGCATCCTGTTCTTATTGAAGACACTCGGGTTATATTCATAACTGTCCTTTGCAGACTTCTGTTCTTTGTTTATGACATCATACATCTGCTGGTCAGTTAAGAAATAACCTTTGTAGTAATGCTTCTTCTCGTTGTTATCCAGAGTCATTTCGAGAATCTTGATGGACGGACACGGAAGAATGCCCCATTCAATCGCTTTCTTCAAAGACACATACGATTTCTCGAATGTCCCATAACGGCTTTCCAGGGCATCGCGCTCGTCGTCATCAATGACAGCTCCGAGAGCAAGGATATATTCGCCCGTGACGGATACGCAAATCTGTCTGCGCTTAATCGTATCCACGTGAGGGGCTTCATCGAACACTAATAAATCCCATCTTGTTCCCTTGTACTTGTGGAACGAAGCGTAACAGGCGATAGTAACCTTGTCTCTCGGAACGTTGAACTTGTCGAATTCCGCTTCCCAGTTCTGAATATTATTCTGCTCGGGAACAAGAATCAGACAGTCGAATTCTGGATTGGCTTGAAGGAATTTCAACACCACCTGACTTTTCCCCACTCCAGTCGCCCATTGACAGATTAGGCGACCGGACTTGGCAAGACGGTGTGCTGCGATCCCTTGAAGTTCTTCTCTAGTCATTATCCGTAATACTCGTCAATCTTCTTTGCTACGAGAGCGAGATCATTCGGGATAAACATATCCTCGAACATCCCCATTGGAGATTTTGCGGGGATTTCTGAGCCAACACGATCCAGCGTGCGATTAGTGTAAAATCCATAATGGATCTCCTTATCCTCATAAACTGGACTTGCGAACAGAACAATATCCACATTCTCAAGAATGTTATATTGATTATCGAGAAGCTTACCGACAGTAGACGGCTTATATTCCGTTGCGCCGGCGTCGGTCACATTAGACTCCACGTGATACTCCATAAAGACCTTGATATCATCTCGGAGATTCTGAATCGCCTTGAGGATCTGCTGCATATGCATTGCAAATGCCGTGTATTTCTCATAGTTCTTCTGATTGGCGGTCTTAAAATACTCCTGACGGATAATATAAGTCCCATCGGTAATCACGACGTTCTTGATGTTTGCCTGTTTGTCCGCCCAAGCAAGTCCTTTGAGGACATCTTCATATCCAGGAGTGAGCATCATATTCTTCTCTTCTTTGCCATACTTGCCGGCGAACTTAAAAGGAAGAGTACGATTGATAACCCGAAGAATGAGGGTCTCTTTAGGATTAAGAGTACGAATAGAAGTGGTCTTTCCGGTACCGGTCTTACCACAAATCAAAATAGTTTTTGCCATTATTTAAGATTTTTTAGAAGTTTATTGAAATCCTGCGGCTCGATGATGGCTTCTTCCAGCATATTTTTTAGCTGATCATTTTCCGATGCAACCATCAGCATCTCAAGAAGAAGCTTCAGGTATTCGCATTTGTTGAGGAGAGTGAATATCCCAGCCGCAGCCACCTTGTAATCCTCGTCGTCTTTCGGAGTGAAACTTGTTTCGGTTATCCCTCCTTCAAGACGCTTGATTTCAAGAACAGTTTTATCTGCCATTTGTAAATAGTTTTTTGATGAATAATAAAAGAGATAATACAGGGCGTTTCTTCTCGTGAAGATTCTTCGCCTTGGCATAATAATCTTGGAGTTTTGCAAAATCAGAAATCTTCGGCAGTTCTTCATAATTACAAACCGCACCGTCGAAGAATAGAGGGCAAATTCCTCCCATTTCTCCATTGCGGTTAGCAATTACATAAAGAAAACGACCATAATTCCTCAGTCCGACTCCATTAGGGTCTTGAATCTTGTACCCAAGCCACTGTGCCTGACCGAATTTAGATGGATCAAAAAGGCCAATAACCAAGTCCGCATCTCTCGCCGTGTAACGGCTATCAGCCAAGGTTGCAGCTGTTGGAACCATTCTTTTGGACTTTATTGCTTCAAGGCCTTCAGACTCTGACGCTTGTTGCTGAATAACAACACAGGTAAACCCATAGCGATTCCGAAGATACTTAACACAATACTCCGACATTTTATCTACAGCGTCTTTTGTCTTGAATCCCTGCTCTTTGTCTACAAGCCCAATATGATCAATTATGACAATCTTATAGTGATTCTTGTCATAAGGAGTATAAGAATCAAAAACCTCAACTTCTCTGCCAGATAAACCATTGGACTTATGTTTATGCGACACATAATTCCCAACAGATTTGGCATATGATTCACATACACGCAGTATTCCGGTAGGATTTGTATTCTCTGTCTCAAACTGGACGCATTTCTTAAAGAATCGAAGTCGCTCCTGATATTTTTCGCTATTCAACTTATCAAGGATCTTCTGATCAACAGGATAATCAGATGATGTAGAGCGTAGGTCTGCCGGAGTAATACGAATACCATCGAGCTTAAAAAGCAAATGACTCATATATCGCTCAATGACTTTCTCTATGGATTCCTCAAGAGAGAAATAGATAATATGTGCAGAGCACTTCGACGGGTTCTCAAACGCATAATCTAAAACGCTATATAGATATACAAAAGAGGCGAACATACTCTTACCCGTCTTTTGATTTGCCGATATAACGATATACTGAGACTGTTCTACTCCTGGAATATCCTGACGAAAACGCTCAAACGGAAGCGGAATACAATTCGTACCGCCATTTAAGACGTTCTCTCGTCTTGATTGTAAGTTTTGTAAGACGTCATTGATAGATATTGGCCCAGACAGATTACCGGAATACTCTTTTACGAGTTCTTCATCCTGTAGCCAATCACCATAAGTGGATTCATT